TTTGTTACAGGAATCATCGAAGATGTAGAAAATAATAAAATTATTCTATCAGGATATGCAAAAGGTGAATTAGCAGATAAGTCTAAGCAATGGGTTCACGGTTGGGCTAGAAATATAAACAATTCATATGACTCTGCAAACTGTACATATGAATCAATTATGAGAGACAATGCTGGCGATTATATTGCTGTAGGAAATGACAGTATAAATGAAGATATATTAATTTCATATTACGATAAAGACTTTACCGTAACCGATACAAAATTCGTATCGATTGGAACCCAGCTGGATCGAGTTTCTAAAATTGTGCACGATGAAGATACGGGCGACAGATATATGATAGGTCATACGTATAATGGAAGCCTACCATTTTCGTCGGCTCTTGTGATTAAAATGAATTCTTCCAACGAAGTAGTTTGGTCAAAAAGATATGGTGCTTCAAATCGGTATGTTAAAGGTCCTGCAATTGAAATTGTAGAGTATTCAGGTATAAAGTATCTTGCAGCATTCTTTCAATCTAGCCTAGTTGGAGAAAATGATTTCAGAAGCGGGGCAATAGTCATATTAAATACTGACGGTACAATCATCAGAACTAGGGACCTTTCAGAAATTAACACCGGAACAGGACTGTTTGTTAACTCAATTAAAGCTGGCGGAATAAATACCGGTAAATTCTTCATAAGTGGTTCAGCTGCAACCTTAGATGGAAGTGCAGTTGGTAGAACACCTGCATGGGCTTTATGTGATGTAAATGATCCGCTCATAGTAAAGTATGTAAGATACACTGATTATAGCGGATTTACTTTAGCAGATCAGCAAACCTATGACGACTATGAAGCCGCTTGGCTTGATATTGATATAATAAAATACGATTCGGATCTATCAACCCATGAAATTATTCTAGGGGGTAAAAAGGAAGATGTATCTTTAGCTGATGGTGCTTCTGCTACTGCTCTTGCCCCAATGGGCGAAAGAGGACACACTTCCTTTGCACTACTTCAAAAAGCTAAAATTGCAGACTCGGCTGCTTACAGTGTAGATGTACTATGGACTAAACAGATTGCTTCCGGTAGAGGATACATGGAGGAAATCAACTCCGTCTTAGTAGAAGATTCTGACAGCAGACCTTGGTGGTTCTTCGAAGATGAGGAATTCCACGACGGTAATCACAGGGTTATTTTTGCTGGTACTGGTCTAAACTTAGATAGTACTGCTGGAACACTAATGAGAGCAGACACCCTTATAGGCGGTGTGAATACAAATGATGGATCTCTATATTTCCATAGCTCATTGGGCCATATGGGTGAAGATAATATTAATAAAGATATGGTATGGGATCACCTCACCAGAAACTTTGTTACTGTAGGATCCTCAACATCTCACTCAGTAGGTAAAGACGGTGTACTATTTAGAGGTGAAAAAGAAGGATGGGGCCAAGGTGTATATCACACGGCTGCTTCCACTTCTAACGCATATTACTATGACTCTGCAACAATCACTACATCGGATGAAACATTACTTGAAGCTAATATTTTAGAAATTAGTAACCCCAGTCTGCTAGACTTTAACTTTACTTCTAATGATATTTCTGCATCTCTGATAAGCAGAACATATAACACTTTAGAGTACAATGGTTCATATGGTGCTAACGGTCTATTCACAGGCTTCCTAGCAATTGTAGATAAAGATGATCTGCAATCATTCTTGAACACCGATGCCTATCGTGAAGAAAAGGCAGATGGTAAAATCATCCACCGAGCAGAATCTGTATTCGAGATTCATCAGGTATCTACCGCAGGTGATGCAACAGCGGATGATGGTAACGTATTCTTCTATGACGTTATTAAATCAGCAGATGGTGAGTACTACTATCTTGCGGGTCAAACATCTGGTAATATTGCAAAGCAGAACACCGGACTATCAGGCGTTTACGATTACTTCCTAGGTCAATGGGATATCGCTTCAAAGGAATTTAGATTCTGGCAGAATGGTACAGCAGAAGACGAAGAGATCTATGCTCTTACCGAGCTAGAAGGTACGTCTAAGGCAGTTACAGACCCGGAAGCAGTAAACAATGGCGCATTTAAAGGTACTATTAGTTGGACCCCGACAACTGCTGGGACATACTATTATCAGTGTGGCAATCATACAGGTATGAATGGACAAATTGTTGTTCAAGATGTAGTTGGTACAAGCTCGACATTCAATGTTACCGCAGCATATGATAATGCACCTAGCGCATTTAGATTTAGTGGTACAGACCGTGTCGGAAATATTAACCCGGCAACTGATAATCCAACATTGACTATAGATACTAATGATACAATTAATATTGCAGTCGATAACCGTGGGCACCCACTTTGGATCCAAACTGAAACTGGTACTGGCGGCGCTAAGAAAGGTCACATTGCCTTTACCGGAAGAACCACTGGTAACCTAGCAAATGGTACACTATTTGGCGGTTATGATATCTTCCTAGGTATTTTTGATCCTAGAGCTTGGACTGCTGAATATTATAATATGGGATCCGGTTTCAATGATAAAGGTATGAATATCCATGATATTAATAGCAGTGTAGAAAATACACTAGCAATCACATACACATCATTTGGTTCTGTTAATAACGCTTTAACATTTGGATCTGAAGACATTGGTATTATTACATTTAATTACGACTCTGATACCTGGTCACCAGGATATCAAACAGGATCAGAAACCTCAGAAGAGATTGAACAAAACGGTAAGCCTAGCTCCAGACTCCCAGATGGTAGAATTGGCGTAGTATGTAATACCGCGGGTGCGTTCGCAGACGACGCGAATACTTTTGGATTGAAAGATATGGGACTTGGTATATTCGACTTTGACAGTGACGGTTCAGGTAATTATCTTGGATGGAAGAAATATCAAGTTGGATCTGGATCATCAGACTTTTCATACAGTATAGATAATAATGGCTCTAGCTTCCTAATAACAGGATACTCAGAGGCAACATGGGATAAAGACGTTTCAGGTGTATTTGTTGAATTTGATCCTGAAAGAAACATAAAAGGTAAAGCATCGGGAACTTAACATATGGCAATTATTAACTTTCCAACGAATCCATCAGATGGTGATACGTACACCACAGATGAAGGGGTATTATACACCTACGACGCAGCATCAACATCTTGGGTGGTTGATGCAGCAATTGGCTATACTGGCTCGCTTGGTTATACCGGTTCGGCCGGATCGGGCTTTACTGGATCTAGAGGTAGTCTAGGTTACACGGGTTCACTTGGTTATACCGGTTCACAAGCTTATACCGGATCTAGAGGATTTACCGGATCCGGAGCTAATTCAGGGAACGTATACCAAGTTGATACAGGAACAACCGCTACGTCTACAGCAGGATCTTATACTGTTGCTGGGCAGTTATTATTCAATAATGCTACACTAACATCTGCTACTGAAATTGGCCTTCACCAGAATGCAGTGAATAATGCTTCATGGGGAGCTTATATCGATACCTGGGATGATACGGGTGGAACTAGCAATCGTGGTATGTTGCTCTTAAAAAGCGATGATGTTAACTCTGGTGATTATCTTATGTTCCAGATCTCTGGCAGTATTAATACTGCTGGTAATGGTAAATATTTTACTGTATCATATGTCTCAGGACAGTTAGGATCTATTTCAGATAATTCCCGACTTATTGCTAACTTTATTCCTATCGGGTTATCAGGATTCACAGGATCTCAAGGTGATAGAGGATATACAGGATCTATAGGATTTACTGGATCCCAGGGTATCCAAGGTAACCGAGGATATACCGGATCTATTGGTGGTCAAGGTCCTAGAGGTTATACTGGATCTAAAGGTGATCAAGGTGATATCGGGTACACCGGATCTAGAGGTTACAATGGATCTCAAGGTGACACCGGATTCACAGGATCTAAAGGTGATATTGGATTTACTGGATCCAGAGGTTACACCGGATCCGAAGGATTTACTGGTTCTAGAGGTTACACTGGATCTCAAGGTGATATAGGACCACGAGGATATACCGGATCCAAAGGTGATATCGGATACACCGGATCTAGAGGCTACACAGGTTCAAGAGGTTCAGACGGTACATCAATTGCAATTCAGGGATCTGTTGCAACAACTGGTGATCTACCCGGTTCGGGTAATACTGCAGGTGATGCTTACATTGTTACTGCCAATGGTAATCTATATGTTTGGGATGGATCAGCTTGGGTAGATGCTGGACAGTTTGCTGGTTACACCGGATCTCAAGGTGTGGGTTACACCGGATCTCAGGGGGTTAGAGGTTACACTGGATCTAAAGGTAATACAGGTCCTAGAGGTTATACTGGATCCCAAGGTGGTGGCGGACCACGAGGTTATACCGGATCTCAAGGTGGTGGAGGACCTAGAGGTTATACCGGATCTCAAGGTGGCGGAGGACCTAGAGGTTATACCGGATCTCAAGGTGGTGGAGGACCACGTGGCTACACAGGATCTCAAGGTGGTGGAGGACCACGGGGATACACAGGATCTGTTGGTGGCGGAGGACCTAGAGGTTATACCGGATCACAAGGTGGTGGCGGTCCTAGAGGTTATACCGGATCTCGAGGACCTAGAGGTTATACCGGATCTCAAGGTGGTGGCGGTCCTAGAGGTTACACTGGATCACAAGGTGGTGGCGGTCCTAGAGGTTACACTGGATCAGGAGGTAGCTCAGGTGGTCCAGGGCCACGTGGTTATACTGGCTCGGCAGGATTTATTAGTTGGGGATTACATTGGGCAGCAGGTTTAATATTTGGGTAATATGAAATGGTAGGACATTCTATACATTACGATGCACTTGATAAAACAGCTGGTTATGAAGGATTTAGACATTTTTCTAGCGAGCAATACGGTGACACGTCTAACTATAAGCATTTTATTGGGCTAGGTCATCTAGGGTTTTCAACCCAAGGCACCGGCTATATCATGCCGTTTCACGGTGGAACTTACACCGGAAATGGATTGATTAATTTATATCATGGCGTATTTTCAAGCAGTACCCATAATTATCAGAATGCCTATGATGATTCCATCTTCGCACTTGATATTGTGATCCTTAATATGACAATTTGTAATACAGAGAGTACCGGTGTAGATGGACGAGTGGAGGTAGAAGTTCGTGGGCAATTTAATGATCCAGCCAACCTTGCCCCAGTACAATCGGCTGTGGCGTCCGATGTTCTGAGCTATTATTGGATTCCTCAAGGAACTTCCTTATCTTTATATAGTAGAAGCAATCCTTTATATATTCCTTATTTAGGAAATGAACGTTTTAATGGTTATCATTATTTGAGACTAAGATCTCTTGATGGCCCAAGAATGGATATAACTTTTACTTACGCATTTGTTAATAATCCATACGCATCGGATTGGACTGGATCGGGATATGGAGCTTAATTAATGGCGTTATATGAGAATAAGGGTAGAGAATTTTACCCGTCCCATGAAATATTTAGTACCGATACTAATAGAGGATTTGGATTAGGATGCACCTATCTTACCACCACATCGGGTAGTTTTACTCTTTTAAGCTCAAGTAGTTCAACGACCGATTGGCCAAGTGGGTTGGAATTTTATGATGTACACCAGTTAAGTGTAGTTAACAATTCCGCGACTTCTACTTTTATTTCCATTTCTATTGGAGAGGCTCTTGCAACTTCTAATTATATTATCTATAATCAAACCCTTAATCCTTGGGGGGTTCTTAACCCCGTAACAACTGAAAATAGATATTTTATAAATGCGGGGAGAGATATTTATGTTCAGCAGACGGGATCGGTCAGTGTAAGTTATTGTGCAGGCTTTAATTATTTTAGAAATGACGCATAATTAAGGAAATAAAATGACAGGTGTAAATTTTTTTAAAGGCGGAGAGAACTACCGGGGTGATTACACTCAATGGTCCGGTGATGGCACCCAAACTGCCATAATGCAGTTTGGAAGCGTATGCAAAGCAATAACCGCTACAGAGGCCGCGAATGGAACAACAATCGGTGTTATAGGGACTAGTTCATCAACTTATCAGTATATAGTTCAGAATTTAATAATTTATAATAATGGGTCAGATGCAGACTCTTATAAATTAGAACTGGAAACCAGACTTGGAAGCACCTCATACCATCCAATTTGTCAAGCTCAGGCGATCGCACCAGGACATTCCTTTCAATTTTTCTCTAAGGATGCGCCCTTAATTGTTGGGGATTTTTTAAATAGTTCATCAAGCTGGACTAATTTAAGGGTTAGATGTATGGGTGGATTGAGTAATCCTGCTACCGTCTTTGCGGCTTATATAAGACATAATGAATAAAAAGGCTTAAGAAATGGGATTGAATATTGATAAACAAAGGTTAAATTTTGGCCGTGAATATAGCCAAACAAATAACCAGTTAAGGTATAAATCCTTACAGGGGACTTGGACATCTACGTCCAGTCTATGGAGTTGGTCCGATAGCAGTTCAACCTTGATATTTCATACGATCTCTATGTGTCCACGTCCTGCTTCGCAAGGTGATGTATCACCTCCAACACTCATCGGCCCATCCAATGCCACTTCAAGTACATCGAGTGGTACTGCTCGGATGTGTAGGTTAAGCGCATATCTTTCTACCACTGGGAGTATTCAAACCAATACAAATGGCGCTTGTGTGGTTAGGCAAGCCGGAACGTATTACCAGCATTGTGTTCTATTAGACAAGAAAACCCCTTTAATAGTTCCATCGGGGACGCGTCTTCTATTAGAAGCAGTCGGGGGTTCAACCCTTACGACTGATCTTAATTTCGACTATTATGTCACATTCTTAGAAGTCAAAGGAGGATAACGAATGCCCGATTCTTTTTTTGCTCTACAGGCACAGGCATTAACTTATACCGGCGAATACGACCTCAATGCGTGGACAACCATAGCTAAGGCAGCGAATACAAGTTATGATGTTTTGATTACTAGTCTTAGAGTCGTTATTCTAGGAGATGGCTTCGTCAGCAGCTTTGAAGTTGCCGTGGAGCCAGCTTCGGCAACTGGTAATAATGTTATATTTAAGGCTCAATTGGGTAACAACGGATATTATCCAGCGTATCAGATTTTTTCAAAAGATAGCCCTTGCTATCTAACTGCTGCCACAGGTCAAGGAAATGGAAATCAAATTCGAATAAAGAGAGTGTCGGGCCATTCAATCCAGTGGTGGGTTAGTTACGTTAAACTTTCGGAAAATACAGGATCTCAATCCTGGGGTAATATGACATAAAGGTATAAAAAAATGGCTACATCACAATTTTCAATCGGAGGGAGTGTACATCAGCAGGGTCTAACAGCTGGCCGCGGGTTTTATTTTAATGCCGGGGAATACGGCATCTATGAAATAATCAGTTTAAGATTTAATAATTTATCTACAAGCAGCATGAGCACGTTGAAGGTTTGGATAGATACTCGAGCGACCGATACCGGAACTACTTCAGCTACTAGAAACAATAACTTTGCCAATCTTTATGCGGCTTATGAAAATGTGGCGCCAAGAAGCTGGATTAATGTTATAGATAAAAACAATCCGGTCTACCTTTATAATAATAACACCCGTCTTAGTCAGGACGCCTATGGTCCTATAATATTCTATGACGGATCAATAGCTTCCAGTACATACGGTGTACTATTGTATAGGTATTATCAAAATGATGAGTATTCGGAGGGTACCGAAGGAACTTTTGGTTTACGTGGAACAAGAATAGATCAGAACTGGGGATAACAAATGTCTATTACACATGAAACTGGGGCAAGAAGGAAATATGCCACTGAATTTGCATCCACTGCCGAGGAGCAGAATGAATTAATGTGGGACAAGTACGAAGAAGGTGCCGCTTACAACTATAAGTCAACTAGACCTTTCCAAGAAACCAATGGACACGGATATTGGTTTAACAAAAATGTCGGAGGTGCCACGTATAATGTTGGCCTTACGTCATCATTATATACATATAGCGGAGACCAGGGAACTGGTTGGTTTACTACAGGTAATATAGACGTTGGTATATATGCCGGGTCTAGTTCCAGGATTGTGTGTTTCTATACATCAGGTAGTAGTTTTAGAGGCGATGCCCAGATTGGATGGGCAAGATTAGGCGGCACAACTTGGACCTTCGAAATCGATGCAGATGGCTGGGAAACTACTACGGCAAATAGTAGCACCTTAACTTATTCTACTGCAGTTTGGGCCAACATCGCGAATGGGACCGTAGTTAATAGATGGAATAGAGATTCAGGCGGGACCGGATCAAGTGGTACTGGTCTTAGCGGTACTAGTGCTATTTACGGAAATGGATCGCCGGGCACTTGGTATTTGTATGCTGAAACATCAAGCCCAGGATATTCGAATAAAGATTTTCTTGCCAGAAGCCCAGTGGTAACTGTTTCAAGTAATACCCTAGAACTAGTTTTAGCTGGATATGGTAGCAATATTGGAACATTCGATGTTTATTTAGATGTTGTGTCTTAGGAGGATAAAATGGTAGCACATTATAGATACGGATCTCAAGATAACATAGGATATATCATGGGGCTGCTGGATCAGGCCAACAATGATCATTATACCTTATCTAGAGGACAAATCGGCGGAACGTGGCATTCTCCTCAGGCATCTGCTATAGCTTACGGGGATTGGTTAAACGGAAACTATAGTACATCCAATAGGGGATTTTTAGTCTTTCAACCAGATTCTAAAAATCTAAGAATGAATTCGGGATCCGGCACGAGTAGAACCACAGGATTTTCTTTTACTTGGGTTTGGACGGTGCCAGTGGGCGTTACCGAAGTAACTGTGTTATGTATTGGTGCCGGTGGGGGCGCAGCGGCGACGGGGAGTAACCGTGGCGGTGGAGGGGGAGCTGGCGGTGCTTTACAGTGGGCAACCGGAACAACTACACCGGGTGATCTATGGGAAATCGTTGCTGGATCAAATGGATATACTTCTGGCACCAGTAGCACCTCTGTCGGTATTGCAGGAGGCGCATCAGGTGTTAGGGCAAATGGATCTTCTACTTTTTGTGTATTTGCACAAGGGGGCGAGGGGGGATATGCCTCACCATCAAGTGGGACTGGATCCGCTGCAGCGCTTTCAAATAATAGATTTGCCACGCAACAAATTGGATGTATCAGTGTGTTTTCAGCATCTGGTGGCGGCGACGGTGGTCAAGGAGGGAATTCTTTCTATAATAGTGCCGGCGGTGCAGGAGGCGGTGGTGGTGGATATAGTGGTGCCGGAGGAACCGGAGGATACAGCAACTCCAGCACCGGTGTTACTGCTGGTGCAGGGGGTGGTGGCGGTGGCGGTGCCTGCGGCACTCAACAATGCGCTGGTGGTGGCGGCGTTGGAAGATATGGTGAAGGATCGAGCGGTGGGGCAGGATCAGCTGGTAATAGTTCTACCGCGGCTGGCCAAGGCGGATCTGGAGGTGGAAATGGAGGTACAGTCACTTTTGCTTCAGATGGTGGTGATTATGGTGGCGGCGGTGGGGCCGATGATGACGATATCACTTCCGGCAGTAACTATAATGGTGACGGTGGTCGTGGATGCGTCGTAATTACCTGGGGATACACTAGTACTCAAAAAATACCGTTGGCATATGACTACAGTGGACAAGAGGTTGTATATGAACAAGGGGTAGGTGGAACTGGTATAAATATAGATAACCCGTAACATTATTAAAGGTTTATTATGAAAATTGCTATTATAGATTTACTTGGATTGACTTATGATGGAAACACACTACAATCTAGAGGATTAGGTGGATCAGAATCTGCTGTAATTTTAATCTCACAGGAACTTCGAAAAATAGGATTTGAGGTTACAGTATTTAATAATTGTAAGGACTCTCGGGCGAAGCCTGGTATATACGATCAAGTAAATTATGTAGATCATTCTGAGTCGGACCCTGAAGAATTCTTCGATATCGTAATTTCTTCCCGTTCAGTTTTCCCATTTTTCGAAGACAGTAAATATAGCAAAATGTGTGCACGGGCTAGTTATAAAGTAGTCTGGATGCACGACACATTTTGCGAAGGTGACCAGCATATAGAAGATATGCTAAACAAAGGTATTATCGACGAACTATTTACGTTATCAGACTTCCATACAAATTATATTCTTAATTGTGAGCACGGGCAAAAACGAAATTATGAAGTACTAAAAAACAAAATCTTTCAAACACGTAACGGGGCAGTGAAATGGTTTGAAGACGAATATAGATTAGCTAATAAAGATAAAAATCAATTTGTATATAATGCTTCAGTCACTAAGGGTCTTAAACCACTATTGAATCATATATGGCCAAAGGTAAAGGAAAAAATACCAGAAGCCAAATTAACTGTTATCGGTGGATATTATAGATTCAGAGAAGGGGCTGAACCAGATGCCCAAGAAAAAGATCTACAGAAATTTAGAGAAGAGATTGATCCTAAATTAGATGTTACATTTACTGGCGTGATTTCACAATATAAAATTGGAGAGATACTTTCTAAAGCCGGATTTATGATATACCCTACTGATTTTCCGGAAACGTTTGGTATATCAACCCTTGAGGCTTTACTTTATAAGACCCCTGTAATTACCTGTAACTTTGGTGCATTAGAGTCCACTGCACTAGACTTAGCATGTTACAAGATTGATTATGCTAGTGTACCTAATGGCTTGTTCCCACATATAAATGAAGAACAGCAATCAGACCTATTTGTCGATTTGGTTTTAAAAGCATATAATGATGATTATTTAACAGATCAAAAACGTACTTACTGCGAAGTGGTTGAGGACATTCACGGATGGGATACTGTAGCTTTGCAGTGGAAGCAACAGATTTATTTTAGAATGGAAAAATATCTGCCGGTCAATGACTTTAGGAAGGTTAGATATATTAATGATAAAGTCAATAGGGTTTACGGTAAAACGTTTACTAATGAAGTGGAAAGACAGAACTATGAAAAGACCTGTCCGGAAAAAAGAATATTAATTATATCTCCTTTTAGAAATGCAGAGAATTATATTCAGACCCACTGTGAATCTATTGATCAGCAAGATTATGACAATTATTTGCACATAGTCATTAACGATAATTCCGACGATGATAGTAAAAATAGAATACCTCCTAGTCCCAAACGTATCGTTATAAACAATGAGGTTCGAAAAGGATGTATTTCAAATCAACTACATGCAGTTAAGGATCATGTTCGCGAAGGTGATATCGTTATGCTATTGGATGGCGATGATTTCCTAGTAAGTAATAACACCATTTTTAATTATTATAATTTTCTATATGAACAAGGTTATCATTTTACATACGGATCATGTTGGAGTTTAGCAGATGGAATACCGTTAATAGCCCAAACCTATCCTGAAAAGGTTAGAAAAGATAAATCTTTCAGAAGATATTTGTTTAATTGGAAGATTCCATATACACATTTAAGAACCTGTTTAGGTGCAACATTTGCGTTGTTGGACTGGGAAAGATATAAAGACGAAAACGGTGAGTTTATGATGAGTGGCATGGATAACCCGTTATTTTACGAATTAATAGAAAACACACCGTCTGAAAGAATTAAAGCAGTAAAAGAGATTGTTTGTTATTATAACGATATCAATCCTTTGAACGACTATAAGATTCACGGTGAAGAACAAAATATAAATGCAAATAAATCTTATGAACAAAAATACCTGAAAGAGGAACAAGTGAAACCTGAAGATAAAACTATTTTAATAGCTATTCCTACCAATGCAGGAATTGAGCCTGAAACCTTTAAATCGATCTATAATATGAGAGTGCCTGATGGATATAATCTAAAATTTGAATATTTCTACGGTTACCAGATTGATCAGATTAGAAACTTGATTGCAGAGTGGGCTAAGCACTACGATTACCTATTTAGTATCGATAGTGATATTGTAGTCCCAGAAGACGCTTTGGAGAAAATGCTAGCTCATGATAAGGATGCAGTTTCAGGAGTTTATATTCAAAGACTTCATGATAGACAGACTGTGGAATTATACTATGATGAAGCAGGTGGTCAGGCAAATTATACAAATGAAAACCTACCAAAGGACCAACTAATTTCCGTGTCTGCTTTTGGCTTCGGATGTGTACTTATTAAAGGTGAAGTTTTCAGAAGCATTGAATATCCTCACTTTGTTTATTACTCTGCATTAGATCATAAAGATACCGTTTCGGAAGATGTGGATTTCTGTATGAAAGCTAAAGATAAGGGATTTGAATTATATGCTGATACAAGTATTATCTGCGATCATATTGGCAAACATACATTTAAATTAGGATCGCCAACTGTAGTACCTCCTACTATTGAGGAAGAAGCACCGGAGCATATTGTATATGACTTGGTGGGTAATTCCTTATATAAAGTAGACAACGGTGTTGCTAATATTCTGATAGAAAATGTAGAAGAGGGTTTAGATTTACTTTTACCGAAGGACCCTCTTCCTTATCCGGATCTTTTAAGAATTGATTCAGTTGGTAATGAAATTCATTTTATTAAAACTGGTACGATGGTCTTAGAAAATACCCAAGAGGTTATTATAAGAATTAGAAATGATGAACCTAATAGCGGTCTAATTAGGCAATATCTAATAGACTTAAATTTTGAATCCGGCGGTATTATAGACCAAAGTGAAGAGGATAAAGATTACAAATTCTTCAGAGCTAAAAGTATATAAATAAGAGTAACACTTTTAGGCTTAGAGGTCACCATGGCAATTACTAGTAGAGACGAATTCATTGATTACATTAAGAGGAGCTTAGGCGATCCTGTTATAGAGATCAATGTTGAAGAACAACAGATGGAAGACCGTGTCGACGAAGCTTTGGCATATTGGAGAGAATTTCATTCTGATGCAGTTCACAGAACGTATATTAAGCACCAGATGACTGCGGCTGATATTAGCAACGAGTACATTACTCTCCAGTCAGATGCTCTGCACGTAATTAAAATGTTTAGCGTAGGATCCAATCTCACCTCATCTAGAAACTTCTTTGATATTAAATATCAGATGCACCTAAATGATATTGCTGATATTCATACCTACATCGGTGACCTAGCATACTATGAACAGATGCAGCAATACTTATCATTGTTGGATCAAAGGTTAACTGGTTCACCACAAGTTAACTTTGCCAGACGTCAGAATAGACTTTATATTCGTGGGGATATCGAAGATAAGGATATTCAAGAGGGTGATTACATTGTACTTGAAGCCTATGTCTATATCGATGAAGATACATTTAACCAAGTCTGGGAAGATATCTGGTTAAAAGAATATGCCGTTGCCTTAGTAAAACGTCAGTGGGGTTCGAACCTTATGAAATTCGAAGGTATGCAGCTCCCAGGTGGTGTACAGATTAATGGTAGACAAATCTATGAGGATGCTATTAATGAAATCACACAATTAAGAGAAAGAATTAGACTAGAATACGAACTTCCAGCTGACTTCTTTGTAGGATAAGACATGGCAACCAATTTCTATTTCAGCCAAAAAGTAAGGTCCGAGCAACAACTGTATGAGGATTTGGTTATCGAATCCTTAAGAATGTATGGTCAGGATGTATACTATCTTCCAAGGGACATTGTCAACGAGGATAGAATTTTAGCTGATGACGTTCCTTCTAGATTTAACTCTTCTCACCGCATTGAAATGTACCTTGAGAACATTGATGGGTTTGGTGGTGAAGGAGATCTGTTCACTAAGTTTGGTGTAGAGATCAGAGACCAAGCGACATTTATAGTTTCTAGAAAAAGATGGACACAGCTGGTTGCAAGGTATGATAACGAGATCCAAGGTGCAAGACCTTTTGAAGGCGACTTAATCTATCTACCATTATCCAATAAGCTATTCCAGGTAATGATGGTTGAACACGAAGAACCATTTTATCAATTAAGTAATATTGCAGTATTTAAATTACGTTGTGAGCTATTCGAGTACAATGATGAAAACTTTGAAACTGGCGTAGAGTTAATCGACGATATTGAAAAAGATTATGCCTACACATATCTACTAAACTTAGATAGTGCTGGTGCCGGATTTGATATTGGAGATATGGTATATCAAGATCTAGCTGATAGTGTAACTATGTCAGGTGAGGTTATTAAATGGAACACCAATACCAATACACTAAGTCTAATCCATATTGGTGCTAATGATGGTAAGTACCACGAATTTGCCCCTGATGGTTTGGTTTATCAGTTGAATACCCGATCGCAAAAAGTTAATTATGTATTAATATCTTCAGTTGACGAAGAGAATAAGATCTCTGAAATCGAACAAAATACTGACTTTGAAACATTCACTGACGGCTTCCTAGACTTTAGCGAATCTAACCCATTCGGAGATCCAAATGACTGATTTATTTGACTTTGGTTTTACAGCAGTAGACGAGGATGAGCTACAGGCGGTTCAACAGACTGCGGCTAAGGCAGATGATGCAGAGCAATTAGCTACGACTACACAGGAAAGACTTGATAAGTTATATAATGCCGTTGTGCCGTTACTAAATAATTTAAAGAAGAATCCGGAAAAAGAATACATCCTATGGCCAAATAGATTGGCTAAGGTGGAAGAGTTTGAAACTCACTTACAGTCAATATATAAAGGTTAACCATGTTTGGAACACATTTTTATCATCAGAAGCTAAGGAAAAGTGTTGCCATATTCGGTACACTTTTTAATAACCTTTACGTTGTCCGCTCTAACTCTTCTGGTCAAGTTATATCACAGGTTAAGGTCCCACTCTCATACGCACCACAGCGTAAGTTCCTTGATCGTATTAGATCTCAACCGGATCTTCTTGAGGATTCTAAGGTTGCAGTAAAGCTACCGCGGATGTCTTTCGAGATTACCACTATCGCATATGACCCAGCACGTCAGCTGCAAAAAACAAATAACTTTACCCAATCGGGTTCAGGATACGGTAATAGAAATAAGTTCTACAGCTTTGTTCCTTATAATGTAGGATTCCAGCTATCAATCTATGCAAAGAACCAGGATGATGCGCTGCAGATCGTAGAGCAGATTCTTCCGTACTTTAATCCACAATATGTATTGACTATGAAGCCATTTGCCGATTATCCTGATATTAAAGAGGATATTCCAATTGCTTTGGTTGGTGTAGATTTTGCCGACGACTATGAGAATGCGCTTGAGGCCAGACGGACTATCATCTACACTTTAACATTTGATATGAGAATTAATTTCTACGGTCCAATTACAGATTCTAAAGTTATCCGTACTGCTCAGACAGACGTATATGAAATCGGAAGAGGTTTGGCCGATTCAGATCTTCAGGTGGCTTCGTTTAGAACAAGACCCGATCCATTTACTATTTCGGCAGATAGTGATTATGGGTTTAACGATTCATCTGATTATGACTATCTATTTAACTTTGATAGCACATAGGAGAAATAAATGAGTGAATGCCCAAATTGCGGACATGAATGTCACGAAGAAAGCTATCCTTGTACTGTAGAAGGATGCGAGTGCGAGTCTTGTACTTGCGGTGAATGTGAATTGGAACATCCAGAGAAAAGATAATGGCAGATAACGCTGATAATGATTTTGAATATGCTAGAAGAAATTACCATGACCTGCTAGCAAAAGGCACTGATGCGCTTGAGGAGATGATGGAAGTCGCCCGAGCGACCGAGCACCCGCGGGCGTTCGAAGTGTTTTCTAATATGATGAAACATGTTGCTGATATCAACGGTAACTTAATAGATCTGCATAAAAAACATAAAGACTATAATAAAGAAGATAAGCCAGCAGAGCTAGCTAATCAGACTACTAATAATGTGTTTATTGGTTCCACAAGTGACTTACAGCGTATGCTTTTAGATAATGATGAGGATAAGGTAGTTGACATTAGCGATTACAAGAAAGATGAGTGATACCTATCTAGGCAATATTAATATTAAACGTGATGGTGTTGTTCATAACTTTACCAAAGATGAAGTTATAGAATATAGCAAATGTTTAAATGATCCTGGTTATTTTGCTAAGCACTACTGTAAAATCATACATCTGGATAGAGGCTTAGTACCAT